GCCCAGAAAACTTTTTCTTACTTTTATCGTAACTGAAAGTAATTATAAAATTTAGTGGACTAACGAGTCTAGCCGTAACGGAACGCGGTATATCTTCGTTTTGGTCATAATCCATCCGCCGAATCTCGGCTTCTTGATCGGATTCATTTCCTTCAGAATCTATACGCTTAAATTTTACGATTCTATTTTCAAATTTATTTACATTTATCATTTATGGTAATATTTCTGGAAAAGTTGTCTTAACCAATTTATACGTTAAACCTCTATAGTTTAACTTTTTATCTTTAACTTGAATTACAACTGCAGCCTCTTTAGGATGCAAACTTTCTAACATCTGTACAAACAACTGCTCTCTCCGTAATTGAGTAAGTCCATCATGGCCCCCTTCAATGTATAGGTAAAATTTTCTAATATTGGGATATAGATATGTGGGGTTGTACTCATCAGGAGAACCAATCGTTTTATACGGTGGTTCACCAGAAGGCAGAGCAAACTTTATGTCTGGATGAAAGGCATATTTTAATAGGTCCTTTAGAGGGTTTGATGCATTTTCCAATAAGACTTTCTTTCTAGCCCCAAAGGAATTTGCCGCTGCTACTTCCTCAAATATTCGTGGAATACTTAGTGCCATAAATTAAAACTCCGATAAACTTTCTGTTAGATTTTTTAACTTATGATTCACAAAGTATGTAAGTAACCTGCTGCGTTCACCAACCTGCGTTGATTCAAACTGTTTGGTTATATTTATACGAATTGAGTCAGGTACTTGACCCAAATCAACTAACTGTTTGTTTCTATTATAGTTTCTTAACATTTCAGCAGTGCAATACATGTCTGGATCTAAATCATACCACGCATCTACTTTTTTCTTGGTTACTGGTTTCTGTCGCCTACCTTCATCAACAAACACGTTATCATCGGACATGATGTTAGGTATTCCATCACCCACATCACCCCTTATAATCTTCTCATGTAATGATCTTTCAGCGCTTTCACTATCAACAAATTTCTTTTGCATAGGAGAATACTGTCTAATATTAAAGGTCTGGAGTTGAACAAAATCTTTATCACTCGACAATATCAATGTCCGTTCATCTATTAGGTTTACCAAAATAGCAATAATATCATCTGCTTCTGCTTTCTCTACTTGCATCACCTTATAGGGAAACCAATGGCGAAGTTCATCTTTTAATTGATTCAAACAATCATATAAATTTTGCCAATCAATCCCTGATACTTTTCGTGTTTTCTTTCTGGATGCTTTGTAGTTTGGAAAGATATCTTTTCGCCATGTGTGTCTATCATCACAACATAGGATTAATTCTCCGTACTCACTTACAAATTTATTTCTATAGATCCGCAAAGTATTTAATACCGCAGGTCTAATTACATCCATATCCACATCTGCATATTTAGCAGCCGTCATATATGAACCAATAACAATCTGCGAAAAATCAACTAGTTGTGCCATCGTTTTCTTCTTTATTTTCTGCTAGTGGATCAGTACCTTCTGGTGGTGGCTCAATGGAGAAATTTTCAGCATCTATAGCATGCAAAAACTGTTGCCATTGTCCACTACGTAAGCTCCAATTATAAAACATATCAAAATAATTACGTTGAATTTTCAAAAGGTTTTGTACATCTTCATCCCAGAAATGTTCTATAGCACGAGATAAAATATGCCCGTGTACATGAGAGTGTCTAGTATGATCTTCTTCGTATCCATACATCCAGGGGAAGTTTGCTCCTGTTTCAGGTAGTGCTCCAAGATTGGGTACTACTGCTAAACATCCTGCACTACAAGCTTCCATCAAAGTAATACAACTTGTTTCCTCATAGATACTTGGATAGGCCATAATATGCATTGTCTCTAATGCTTTTCTAATTTCATCATTTGAAACAGTACCATGATAATTAACACCATCCATCCCTTCAGCACGTTTATATATGTGTCTGAATTGTTCATCTAAATGTGGGCGATCATATATCTGAAAACTAGAGTAAATATTTAATTCTGCATTCTCTGCTGCACCTAGATTATTCCTCATAAATTCCCAAGAGTCTAAAAGAACTTCTAGTCCACGATGAGGCGTAGAAAAATAGCAGACATTTATTTTTCCATCTTTTGGTTTTGTATGTTCTGGAATAGGTTTAATTGCATTTTGAATTACTATACCTTTTTCATAGGGAAATCCTAAATGAGTACGAAATTGATATTGCTGCCAATGACTAACAAAAACAATCCGTTCATAGTTATTCCAATTCTCTTTATCTTTCAAATGTTGAACTTCTGGATCTCCTGCCAGATCATGTATCCAAAGAATTCGTTGTTTATCGGGTTCAAGATTTCTGACTCTGGTACTAATAAATTGAAACTTATCTATCAGCCCCGGTTCACGTTTTTCCATTTGCTCAAAAAGCCATTTTCTCATGAGCTCAGTACCACCTATTGCTTTACTAGATACTGCTTCTAATACTTTATCTTCTTCGCCGAAATCAATTTTAAAATCTACATCATCTTCCGGATTAAGAATTTTTAATTTGTCTGTGGGGGATGCTTTAAATTTGGGGGGATTGCCCAGTGTATTAGGGCTTCTTGATTCTTCTTGTTGGACGGCTTTAACCATTATATCTCCACGATGTTTAATATTGATATCACTTATTATATATAGGAATACCACAGGAGAGTTCGTAGTGAGAGAGTGGCTTCTAATGTACCTAGCTGAAATTACTAGGCGGAGAGTCGAAGCCCTACGATTACCCCTGTGGTATTTTTAATTATACTTATATTATATCACGTATTTTCTATTTGTCAACTTCCTTTAATACAAATCTTCCACCGTAGTCTAATTCACAGTATCGATGGATGTCAACAGGGTTTACTAACACTCCACCCTGTTCTTGCGTAACTCTATATTTTCTAGGGCAAGGTTCTGGATGTGTAAAAGCAAAATACGAAAAAAGGCCGACTCCAACAATCAATAAATTTATAGTTGTAATCATGTTTATAGATTCGCTGTAAATTGTTTATCAGTAATGGCATGTAACTTCTTTACTGCTTTGATTGGAGCAACATCCATTTCCTTAGTCCATACCGTTTTGATATCTGGATACCAAAATCCAACAGAACGTTTTGGAGTACCATCAGGATTGTACGCCATCGCAATTACTTTCGGTACTACCTTGTGTTCTTCATTTGCTCCAGAAAACATTCCAATCCAATCACCTGTTCTCAAATAGTATTCACAGTATCGAATGTATGCCTTCTTGGAATCTGCAAGATTTGATGCTGTCTGTTTATCCTTTGGTGTAATGCTCCTATTTCTTGCTTGTTGACCAAGAGCAGAAACCTGAAGTTTGTTTTCTTTGATCCACTCCTTAACATTTTTAAAAGAGTAGGTATCATCATCTGGAAGAGCAAGAACCGATTTAGCAATGTTCTTATACTCAGCCGGTTTTTTCTTCGCCCTCATTTCAGCAAGGCGTGTTCGCAATTTCTCTTTGTGTTCCTCAGAAAGTTTGCGTGTTTTCTTTATAGGTTTTATTTTCTTTCGTACCATTGTTATTCTCGTTAAAACATTTTTCTTTAACCATTGTTTCAAAAACTCTCCATAGTTTTTTACATCTTGTTTCATGTAATTCACTCAGACCAATTAGAAGGTTTGAAATTTCATCTTCTGTCATTGGGCCTTCAGGATCATCATAATGTCTTTCTGCTATAGCATCTAAGTCATCTTTTGTCTGCCAAACATTTTGAATTTCTTCTTCTAAATCAAATCTATCATATTTCATGCAACCTCTTCGATTGTTATTTTTAAAGGATATTGATTTTCCTTTGCTTCTTCAGCTGTCTCGTATGCCTTTTGTTCTGCTATCTCAAGTCGATATACTCCTGCAATACCCATACCTTCTTTATGCACACTCAACATAATTTGTTCAGCCCGTTCAAGTGGATGATGAAAAATTTCTTGTAGAACATATACCACAAACTCCATTGGAGTAAAATTATCATTATGCAAAGCCACAGCAAACTTGCTAGGCTTTTGTGGTCCTCTTACTTTCTTTTTCTTGCGAGTCGGCGTTATTATTTCTTCATTCGGCATCTGTCCCTACTACTTTATTCTGGATATTGTAATCCTTTTTCTTCCATCTGAAAAGTTAGTTCATTTCGAACAAGTTGTAATATGTCTTCTCTGTCTTGTTCATATTTGATCTTGTTTCGAATAAACTGGTCTATGTGCCAAACAAGAAGTGCCCAATCCATACCCTTATTAGCGGCATTAAATTGTTCTTCTTCTTCTGGTAAATTAAATTCTAGTATTGCTTTCATATAATCTTTAATAGTGCGTATAAAAAATGACGATAGGCGAAAGAAATAAAACACCTACCGTCAATCGGCCGCGGTTAATTTTTGTCCACACTCACGACTTGAGGACATGATGCAAACCACATTCACACTTGTTGTAAATAGTGCAGTGGTTCGACTTTTGATCTTTTTAAATATTATAATGTAAACATAACAACTATTGTGAGGTACAACATACCAAACAACAATACTGCTGTTGCGATTTCTTCCATCCACATTTTCATAATCACTTCTCGTTTAGGGTTTCAATATAGGTCTTGGCTTCTTCTTCTGTTTTGAAAAAGGAACCAGCCACTTCTTCATCATCTTCATACTCTCGTACAAAGTAACTTCCATTTGTACGAGTTCCAAATATCAACTCGCCTTCGTTCAATACTTCTAGTGTCGCTGTTTTCATTATGATATCCTATAAGCTTTGGCTAAAGTGGGTATGTCTTTATATCCACATTTAGACCAGATTGAGTATCCCTCAGAACCAAGTTCCCAGCGGACACGTTTATTAACTAGTGATTCAATTCTGTTAAACTCTTTGACATCCATCTCAGGCGTTCTATCTGTTACAGTTATCTCACCACCATTTCGTTTGAGGTGGTTGAACCTCCACCAGAATTGTTTGGTTGATACTATTTTCATATTATGCAAACTCATGTGAAGTTATTTCAGCAACAATGTCAGTAGTGTTAAACAGACGATCTGCAACAACCAACTTGGCTTCTCTCATACTCCAAAGTCTAGCTTTCGCCAAAGACTCAAAAAGTTCTGACTTATGTAATTTTTCTTTGATAATTAATTTTACTTTCCAATATGTCATTTCAACCTCTATACTAAATCAATATGTTCGGTGATCACCATTCGACCACCAGTACCCCAATGTCTAATCAGGCCTGCGATATCTTCTTCATAGGAAACAACCATTTCGGCGAATCCCATTTCGCCGTCTGAACACTCATAAAAACATCTTATTCTACACATAATATTTTCTCGTTTGGGTTTAATGAATGAGAATCTTTTCTCATTCTCTACCTATATTATACCAAAGCTGGCTCAATTTGTCAAGACAATTCTGCATTATTTTGCATTTTTTTTAGGTTTTAACCAATTATCTTTTACATCATTAGCACACTTCGTAGAACACGCCCAAGCCAATTCCTCAGACAAGTTCCAGAAGTCACTAATGTCTATGTCACATTCTACTCGGTTGAATACGTTTAGACAACCAGAGCAGATTCTTGTTGATGGATACATTTAACAGCCAGTCCAACGGACTCCACGAAAATCATTCTCAAGAATGTTTCCACGAGCAAAGTTTCTAGCAGGGCCTTTCCACCCAGCAGGTTTCAAAATATCACCGAAACGAAATTTCTTATCGTTCTCAGTCGCGACAACAAACGCACAAACTGAACAACTACCATGTTTTTCATATTCGTGTCT